TTATGCTTTCTCCACGTCGTGGTACTCTTCGCACGCCTGTAGTGTGTTCTGAATCAGGGTTGCGACGGTCATCGGGCCTACACCGCCCGGCACCGGCGTGATATACGAGGCACGCGCGGCGGCGTCTTCGTAAACCACATCGCCAACCACTTTGCCGCTTTCCAGACGGTTGATGCCAACATCAATCACGATGGCGCCTTCTTTGATCCACTCACCCGGAATAAAGCCCGGTTTGCCAACCGCTACGACCAGAAGATCGGCGTTTTCCACATGGTGGCGCAGGTTTTTGGTGAAGCGGTGGGTCACGGTGGTGGTGCAACCGGCCAGCAGCAGTTCCATGCTCATCGGGCGACCGACGATGTTAGATGCGCCGATGACCACGGCGTTCAGGCCGTAGGTATCAATGTTGTAACGCTCAAGCAGCGTCACGATACCGCGCGGGGTGCACGGGCGCAGACGCGGCGCACGCTGGCACAGGCGGCCAACGTTATACGGGTGGAAACCGTCGACGTCTTTATCCGGCGAAATGTGTTCCAGCACTTTGACATAATCGATACCGGCAGGCAGCGGTAACTGAACCAGAATACCGTCGATTTCGTTATCGGCATTGAGCTTGTCGATAAGTGTTAATAGTTCGGCTTCGGTGGTGGTTTCCGGCAAATCGTAGGAGCGGGAGATGAAACCCACCTCTTCACACGCTTTGCGTTTGCTGCCGACATAAATCTGCGACGCAGGGTTGCTACCGACGAGGATAACGGCCAGACCAGGGGCGCGTTTTCCGGCTGCCAGGCGGGCTTTCACCTTTTCAGCAACCTCAGAGCGCACCTGCTGCGCAATCGTTTTACCATCTATAATCTTTGCTGCCATCAGAGAGAAGATTCCATCTGTAACTAAAAAGAAGTGGGGATGTGTATATTTTGTCAGAAGTGGGCGGCGCTGTCAGTTACCGTTTATGTTTCGTGCGTAAAGGCAGGGCGGTGAAAGTGCGCAATGGTGCTCACTTCGCGAGCATCTGAGAGCAAAGTCATTGACTCGACAGGTGTTGACCGTATAATCCCGATCCGCAACTCTCCCGTAAGGGATATCAGTGCGCCCTTAGCTCAGCTGGATAGAGCAACGGCCTTCTAAGCCGTAGGTCACAGGTTCGAACCCTGTAGGGCGTACCATTCAATTCAATAAGTTAGCCTATAAAAATGAAAAACCCGCTACGACGCAAGGTCAGGTAACGGGTCAGGTATTGAAATCAAAATGGCTGGCTTTTATTACTGATTACCCAATCTTCATAAACCTTCTCGCTCCACCCCAGGAATGTCCCACTTGCCGTTCGTTCTGGTTTAGGGAACTCACCGCGCTTTGCATACATTCGCCATAACGTAGGTTTACTCTTCCCTGTTAACTGGCACATGTCTTTCATTGTGAGATATTTTGTAGCCATACTTTCTCCACTACCGGCTGCACCCGGTTATCGATCATTGTAGGCACAAGCGGAACAGCCGCCCCGTGCGCCGTCATTACATTTAAGGCAAAGCTGATGCTCTACGCGCTTGGCCTTCATGCCTTCAATTACTGCTGGTGGCACCATCATCGGCAACACTACGTGAATCACCTGGCCTTTCAGTCGCTCAATCTCGGCAGCATGTTCCAGTGCGATTTCTTTCCAATCGTTGGCCTCATCGCGCCACCAGGCAACATCTGATTTAAGGCGGCGCAGGCGCCGCTGTTTCAGTTTGCTCACCATTACGGTTTTGCTCCCGGTTCAATCTCATCGCACAGGCTCAAAACCCAATCAATCCACTCTTTGCGTTGCCAGTAGCATGGTTCGTCATCATCAACGCCTTTTGCGATATGATGTTTCGCGCGATTAATTGAGCGGACGGCGCTTACTAGTTCATGTACTTTTTCAGGCAACTTGTAAGGCTGGTTTACAGGTTCAACTTGGGGCATGGAGCCGCGGCAAGATTCTGGCGGCGTGAACCCGATGACTTGATCCCCCTCGGTAACTAAGCGAATCAACATCGCAAGGTTATCAATGATTTCACCTTCGACGTTCGCCCACTCTTCCCGCCCCTCGGTGTAATGAATGACTGCTTTGATGACTTCGCCGCTTTCTTCTGCAACCTTGTTCAGCACATAGTTTGGTTGCGGAAACTTACGCATTGCTTTTTCTGCACGCAGACGAGCGGCAATTACCAACGACGCAAAGTAATCTTCCGGCACCGCAGGGACTGGCGCGGGGTGGGTGTAGAGCTTTGTTCCAACCGGGAGACTAAGACTCATCTTGTCGCTGAACTCCCCGTATCCGTCATCAATTACGTGTGTCAAATATTCGCTTGGCTCTTGCTCATGCGCCGCCAGTGCGAAGCGGGCCAATGCCTCAGCTTCTTCGGCTGGCAACATTACGTTGTGACCAGCGCCATACGTTTCACGCCATGATGCGATTTTCTCCAGGCGCGCTTTGCTCGGTAATTGTGCTTTCATATGGCCTCCCGGTGGTCGAGCGGAAAAACTTCGTCAAGAAAACGCTGGTTGGTTACTGAATTATCACCGGGTCGCCTGACATTGATATTGACAATAAAAGAGCCAAGATGCCTCTCGGCCTCTATTACTGATTTACGCACCTCATATCCCGTCACTTCGTAGATCTGCATGCCGCAAGATGCGAGTTTGATGTATACGTGACACCCAACCGGAGGGAGGTCTTTACCGTCCCATATCTGTTTAATACCCATCTTCACTCTCCTCCCACAACTGGCAACTTGCGAAGCCAAATACAGATCGGGCCATCATCTTCTGTTTCATGGATAGAGCAAATAAACCAACCAAGACCTGCTGGTGGGGTAGGCTGCCATTTGGCAAATGACCCTGACTCTGCATATTCCAAATACTCTTTTGAATCGTCTTCCCCCCAATACGAGTAAGCATCTTCGAGATTATTGGCCTGCAGCCATGCATCAAATTCACTGGACGAGATACCCTCACGGTCACCGATTAATGCGTCAAAAGCGGGGTGCGACCAGTAACCTATATCGTTACGTTCAACTGGCAGTTCGGTAATGGTGATATTCATGCTACACGCTCCTGCTTAATCCCCATGCGCTGGCATGCGGTGAGGAAAATTGGCGTTTCTTTCTCAATGCCAATAAATGCACGCCCCGTTTCCTGACAAGCGACACCACTGGTACCGCTTCCCATCGTAAAATCCATAACAACATTGCCAGGGTTGCTGTAGGTCTCAATCAGGTATTTCACCAGTGACAATGGCTTTTGCGTTGGGTGAAAATTCCCGGTCTGCTTGTCGCTCGAGAAAAACTGGACGTCTCGCGGGTACCGGCTTGTTGAGTCGTACGCCGTTAGTGAAACAGCCTTGCCGTAACACTCCGAATTAACCGTTTTGCGCTTAGATGTACGCCTTGGATGTCCGTGAGTGAATTGTGGGTTGTATGTCGGCTGGCGACGGTAAAAAACCTGAATGTTTTCGTGGGCGCGGAGCGGCTGCTTTTTGGCATTGAGAAAGCCAGTAGCGTTGCCTTTTTCCCAAATCCACTCAGTGCGCCAGTTCCGCAGGTTGCTGCTTACCAGCACGCTGGTAAACGGCTGAGCGGAAAACAGCACGATAGCCGCCGATGGTTTGGCGATGCGGTACAGCTCACGCCACATCACCTGCAGGTTGAGAACAGAGTCCCAGCGGCATTGCGTGGTACCGTAGGGAATGTCCGCGCACACCAGGTCAACCGAACAGTCGGCTAATGTCGGGAAAATGTCGAAGCAATCAGCATTATGCAACTGAATCATCTTCACTCCCCTCCCACGCTTCGGATAATATTGTCTTCACTGGTATGAAACTGACCATTACGGTAGGTGGGATGATGAAGCCTATAGGAAATGTAAGGCGCTACATCTGTTTTAGTCCCAGCGTGGCCCCATAATGTCCATTTCGCTTCTACCTCATAGACTTTCCCGGTCTGCTCGCGGCCCTGGCGGTCGATATACACGACAATCTGACCCACGTTAAATTTCGGGTTTGCTTTTCTCATGACTACGCTCCATTGCTCTCGCGCTGAGCTGACATGGCCTTATGTTCATCTACAATTGCTAGCACCTCAGCCAGCGCCAGCCCTTCCAGAGTGACCACACCGTTATCATCAATACCAGCCAGGCTGATCAGTTCGACGAGACGGCGAGCGCTTTTAACGCTGACCTCCGGGGCGATAATCTTTTTGGTGATTTTCTTTTTGCCAGCGGCAGCGGCCACGGCCCGATCCTGCTCCAGAACCTTCCCGGCGTTCTCGCCATGCTCGCGAACACGCTTAACGGCAACCCCTACTGACACCTCGCCATTCTTCACGATCTGCTGAACATCATGGTTAGCCGTGGCGATGATGAGCAGCTTCTCAACTGTGGGAACTGATTTATGAACCAGCTTCGCTATTTCCTGAGTGGTCAGATTGAACGTGGTCGCCAGTTCTTTAACTACCTGCGCCTGCTCCAGTGAGGTGAGGGGCAACTGGTTGTTACTGGTCATCACACGAGCCAGACGCTCAACGTCATTTCCCACAAACGGAACGATATGAATGCGATCAACGGGTTTGCCAGCGGCTTTACAGCGTTCATAGCAGCGACGGCGGCGGTGACCTTCAACAACCCACACACCACCTTCATCACGGGCCGTGACTTCCAGAGGTGGCACCGTGCCACCGTTCATGAGGTACTCAAACAGAGCATCATCAGCCAGACGGGTGCGTTCGTCGTCGTCGCGTTTGTTAAACCCTTCTTTGACGTGAATATCGTTGAGGCTGATAAACATCCCGGTATCAGCACGTTTGATAACGCCAGAACGGGACATAAGTTTGAATGAGTTAGCGGCCATTGCTGGTGGGCTCCCCATTATCTTGAGCACGAAGAGTAGCCATTTCGGTATTAAGAACATCACGGTCTACCCACACGATAAAGCCGACTTTACCGTCACCAAGAGCAGCATCAGTTGCATTCAGCGCCTGAGTTTGAAATGAAATGGTGGTGTGTTGTTTGGCAGAACGGATACTGGTCATCGCGTTGTTCAGCATCTGAAATTGAATGCGGTCATCACCAATGGCAGACATCAGTCTGGTTATTCCAATAGCCATGTTATTTGCCCTCGCGAAGCTGGTGGGCGATAGCTTTGAGCATCTCATCAGCAAAAGCGCGGCTGAAATCCCCCTCCGGTGCATCGTCCATAAACTCTGTGGATGCAAGGATTGCTCGGGCTATATCGGCGGCATTTTCCGGCGTGTCTTCAACAAAACCAGCATCCCATGAGGCCAGCATTCTGTTTGCCGCAAAGATTGCCCCCTCTTTGCGTGCCTGATTAAGGAAATCATTTATCCATTTTTTGGTTGCTGGAGTTTTGATTGCATCAATAATCCCCTGAACCCCGGCCAGTAATGCTTCTTGCTCTGTGGCCCCTTCGTTTAGCGCCAGCTCGCAGGCTTCATTACCGTAATCACTTTCCGCCATCCAAGTTTCAGGCGTTTTCAGCATCATGTTTTCAGCCGCCAGATTATTACGGTGTTCCAGCGCTTCACTTAGCGCCACGCTGGTGACGTCGAGACGGTTAGCCAGTTCTTTCATGATGTCGGCAGAATCCGCAGGGAGGTATTTAGCCGCTGCATGAGCGGCAGCGATCAACTGTTCTTTAGTCAGGCGCATTTGCGGATCTCCAGCAGTTCGTTGAACCGGTTCATGAACAGGCCATAAGCCTGACCAGGACGAAGCGGGATGATCTGGATAAGGTCAGAGCAGGGGATACCGTCGAGAATGGCCCAGCGTGTGCCGTCGTCGATATCCAGATCGCGACGTTCTGTCGCCAGCATGGTGAGGTCCGCGTATTTCACGACTGTCGACATATCAGTCGGCAAACCGTATTTGGCGCGAATGAGGTCATCTACCATTTGTTCGATTCGTTTATAGTCAGGCAGAAGACGTTTCAGCGGCTGCGGAATATCCTGGCAATACGCCTCGGCTGCGTCATGCATCAACGCTTCAAATGCAAATTCCGGCGGTACGATTTGGCTACACAGCACTGAGTGCTGAGCCACTGAATAAAACTCAGGAACATGGCCTGCAAATCGGCAGATGTTAGAGAGGGCGTTTGCGATATCTTCGATATCAACATCGTCTACGGATGAATTGATGTAGTCGAAACGCTTACCGCTGAGAGTCTGAATAAATGACATTGTTGTTTCTCCATTACGCGCTGCACCGCGCTGTTTTTAGAGCGCAGCAACCCAACCCATTCACATGGGGTAATTGCTGCATTCGATTTAAGCTGCTGGCTTTTGCTGTTCTGGCTCTTTATAGGCCAGTAATTTGCAGAGTTGGTTTACTACCTGGCTGAATTGGAAGAGATCCGCACCAGTCTGATGACGCCACTGGAAGGCTTTATCTTCATCGTCAGAGTAATTAAATGACTGAGTATCAATTCGACGGAAGTGGAAGCGCTCGGTCAGGAGAAAGTTAACTCCGCACCCATTTAATTCCATCTGATCGACAGTAAACCCGCCCGCAAGACTTTCCGTAAGCTCATTGGTGATGGATGCGTGCTCGGCTGAGTAACGAAGCACTTCTTTATGTTCAACCAGGCGTGAAAGCTGGATGTAGTCACCAACGGTAAACCCATCAAAAGCATCATTGCTTCCATTAAGGTGATTTTGCAGTCTCGTGGTGAGGCCATTTTTAATGTTGTCGATATGTATAGTCTCGGTTTTAAGAGACCCAACAACCTTAATCAGCAACGAACCAACCAGAGAAGAAATGTTTTTGTTCGTGGTATTCACGACCAGCAGGTTATCTTTGCTGTTATAGAGGGCAAGGATCAGCGAAGAACGGACGAATGCCTTTTTACACAGATCAACTTTTACGTCGCAGATGATCGCGTTACGCTCCTGGCGTTTTAGCTTGCCACCGCTCAATTTCTCAATGCGTTCGATGCGCTCACGTGCTTCTTTTGCGACCACCTGAGCAGGAATTATCTTTTCATCACGACGGACGACGATGGCATACCCATTCTCAATCGGCGTAACAAGTTCCCCGGTGATTGGGTTAGGTACGAACGCGGCGCGAGCGAACTCAGTTTCGCCGATTTCTTCATACTGCAATTCAGCCAGGTGACCTTCAATCGCTTCGATACTGGGCAGTGTGGCCCGGTATACGATGGCATTACGGAACTTAGGTAAATTCATTAGACTGCCCTCTGCACAAGGTGTTAGTTAGTTCTCCACACAACACAAAAGAGCACCTGCACAAATAACGACTGCAATCGGTTTGTACCCGCCGCGATTGGGTTATGAGCCGTCGCTGCGGTGATGCTCTTGTGTGTTGTGTAAAAAGAGGGCGGTACCAGCCAGAACATTATCATCTGCCTCATAAGTAGAAGATGCTGATACCGCCCGAAGACTACACACAGCTATCGCGTTCCTGCGATGGGGTTGTGACACCGGGGCGCTAACCCGCTTACTTCCCGCCGCTCTGTTTTGGTATTGGCCGCCAGTATTACGGCCCAGTCGATTTACGGGTCTTTGCGTCGACCGGCGCTGCAGTACGCTCGTACACGTCACAACGGGGTGAATCATCCCCCCAGGGTTTCACTCCCTGATAAGGTTCTCCTCGCTTAACTCCACTCGGGCCGCTTCGCGCTGCGGCTTGTGTGGCTACCCGCCCCCACCAGTCGCGATACTGGACCATAGGCAAGAATGATTCACTCCGTTGTGTGCTGGGCTTCCACCAACTCCCATCAGTTTTTTAAGACATGCAGATATCGTCTGGTCTTGCTCGTCTTTCCGAGCCGTCAGCGGTCTACTTCCCGCAGTCACTGCCGTCGAGAGTGCTGGCATCTCACTGACCTGATAACGCCCAGGATCAACTGGCGTCGGCACAACTGTTACACCTGTATTTCTCGCGCCTCAGTCACCGTCATGACTCTGCGGATTGCCCTGATTACCAGGCCACCAGTTAAGGGATGCGCCGCCACAACCCATCAATTCACCACAATCAAAAAGAGCGAATCATCCCCATCTTCATACGCCTGGGGCGGCTACTTCGTGGGCGTCCTGCCTGTTCGCTGTTGATGGAATTAAGATAAACATAAATTGCGAGTAACGCAACTTTAATTTGCATAACTCGCAATAAGAGGGGCAAAAAAAAGGCCACTCAGAGTGACCATTTTTCGTTCGTTTCAGGCGTGCCGTTTGAAATTCTGCGATTGGCTTATCAAAACCTTCCCATAAACGTAAAAACGATGTTCGTTTTCTTTGTTGATTGCCCACTCTCTGTATTTGGGATTGTCAGATATCACTAAGAGTTGATCAGGAATCATTTGAAGTCTTTTAACATATATATTCCCATCAAAACCAAAGACATAAATACCATCACCATCGAATTCATGTACGTGGACATCAACAAATATCAAGTCTCCTGGCTCAATTGTTGAAGCCATGCTGTCACCACGAACATTTATAACTTTCACACCATCTGATGTTCTGCCACCGAACAGAGACGAGGCCTTATCATTTCCATATTCAATTGCGTGAATTACATCAATTACATCGCTACCCTGCAAAAGGCCTGAACCTGCGCTTGCGCTCACATCAAGTACCTCGACTCTGAACACATCCTTTCCCTCTACAGTAATCAAACCATTATCACTGTTTTTATATACAGTATTCTGATTTTCATCCGAGGTAAAGAGGTCAGAAACACTAATGTTCAAGGCTTGAGCTAAGCGCATAAGTGTTTGTTCACTAAATTGCTTTTGTTTTCCAGTTTCGAGTCTGGAAATATTGGCAGCATCTACTCCGACTGCATCAGCCAACTCAGCAATTGTCATCTTCTTCGCATTGCGAAGATTTCTAACGCGGTTTCCTATTTTCATGCGCCTATTACAGGTTGATCTTGCGCGTCATGCAAAGCGACTTGCGCATTATGTTAACTTGCAATAACATGCGTAATACGCAAATTAAGGGGGTTATATGCAATCACCATTACGAAAGTTGCGTAAGTCGCACGGATTCACTCTTTCACATGTTGCCTTTGGCGTTCAGATAGACCCGGCAACCCTGAGCCGCATTGAACGATGTGAGCAAGTTCCCTCTGTGGAGCTGGCCGAAAGACTTGCTAACTATTACCACGGCGAAATTAGCGAGCTTCATATTCTTTATCCAAGTCGTTATCAAACGGCTGAAATCGATTCAGAAAACGATGTTTACCTTAGCGCCAAACATAAGCCGCAGTAACTACCAAAGGAAAAACAAGATGGTAGAGCAAAAACGCAGTTTAAAAGACGTAGTCAGGGCGATGTGTAAGGCGATGCATGGCGGTCGTGAAGCAATGGCCGGTGCACTGGGCATGACTCTGACTCAGTTCAACAACAACCTTTACGAGAAGAACGGTTGCAGGTTCTTCGAAGTCGCCGAACTTGAGGCGATGGAGGATATCTCCAATACGACCCATCTGGCTGACTACTTTGCAAAGCGTCGCGGTGCACTGCTGGTGGACATTCCACACTTTGATGACCTGGACCGTGTTGATCTGTTCACCAGAACAATGCGCACAGCGGCAGCAAGAGGGCATGTCGATCAGATCATCGAGTCAGCGTTAGAAGATGGGGTAATTGAACAGCATGAAGCAGACGAAATTCAGGAATATCACCGCCGTCATATGGCTGCGCGTGAAGAAGAGATCGCCGCAATTATCGCGTTATTTGGCCGCAAAAAGAAGTGACGCCCGCGAGTGTGCAGCTCCGGGCGTCGTGGCGTGTCGTAATCAGTGGAGAACTAACGCATGAACAGTTTAACAACACAGTACCGCAGGTCGCAACTAATCGCGCTTCCGGTTACCGGTGGAAAAAACCCGGTGCAGTTCGTGTATGGGGTAAGAGTACAAAACAGCGTTGAGCCTGTCAGCTACCCATTTGCTGAATGGGTTGTAGATTATTTTAACAGCCAGGCGGAGAAGGTCACATGCGAGAAATCGACCGTCGCTATCGGGACCACCGGGGAATCGAAGTCCACGTTATTGGCTGGGACAGTGAAAAACGCCAGGTCGTATTCATGCGCGCAGGCTATCCACACGAATGCATGCAGCCACTTGATCAATTCAGGAAGAAATTCAAGCGGGTGGACCAATGAGTAGCAAATTACATGGGCAGGTTTGGGAATGCGAAATCCAGCCGATTTCCCGGAAAGCCGTTCTTGCCCGCCTCGCTGATTTCAGTAGTGACGAAGGTTATAGCTGGCCTTCCGTTGACACTATACGTCGACAGGTAGGCGCTAAGAGCAAAAACACCGTAACTGCTGCAATCAAAGAGCTTGAGAAAGACGGCTGGCTGCAAGTTATACCGCGCACATCTGGTGGGCGTACCATCTCTAATGCTTATCAGTTGAACGTGGACAAGATTGAATCCACTGCCACTGAGGCGCGCCTTTCCGCTAAAGCTGAAAGAAAAAGCAAGGGTGCAAAATCTGAGGTATCAAAAATTAACCCCCCAAATATTAACCACCCAATTTCTGACCAGTCAAAAACTGAGGGGTCAAAAAACGATGAATTAGGGGGTCAAAATTTGGTGGGGGAGGGGTCAACCATTGACCCCGATCCGTTAATAGATCCAATAACTGATCCGTCAGATATAAAACCCTCTTGTCAGGTTGCTGCGCAACCCGACGAGCAGTCCGATCCTGCCGCTCAGGTTCTTGAGCATTTCAATCGGGTAACTAACTCGTCATACGGCAGGGGCGGTCGCACCAAAACTACCATCGGTTACATCCGTGGTCGTCTGGCCGACAACTACAGCGCCGAAGACCTCATGCTGGTGGTTGATTACCTCACGGCTAAATGGGCCGACGACTCGAAGATGAGTGACTATCTGCGCCCCAGCACGCTCTTTGGTCCAGAAAACTGCGTCGAGTATTTCGAGAAGGCCAGCAAATGGCACGCCAGCGGCAGGCCGAAATGCGTTAAGGGTCGATGGGTCAAAGACGACGCGGCATTCAAGCCAACCCACAGCCAGGTTGATTACTCACTCCCTGACAACGCGGGGTTTCGCACATGAGCCTGATTCACGAAATCCTGAAATACATCGAGGCACACCCCGGAACAAGCGCTGCAGATCTCCGGCTGGTATTTCACAGGGTTCCACGCACCGTTGTGCAACGTGCGGCCTACCGACTGTATGAAAGTGAGTTCACTACCAGAGAGATGATCAAAGGCCAGTACTGCTATTTCGCGGCTAAGTCGTACCCCGAAACTGGCGGTATTCCGCTCGATGAAATCACCCGTTCGCGGGGGCTGGTTCGCAAGGCTCAGGAACTGCAATCAAAAGGGCTGTATCTCCGCGCAGCTACGATGTGGCTTGAGGCGTTTGATGCATCGCGACTAACCGAAGAGAGAGCGTATTGCCTGGAGCAGCGTCTGAAATGTCTGGAAAACCGAGCCCATAGCGCTTGCGGTGAACGTGTTTACGACCTTCCTGGTCGGTTTGTGGGGTAACGATGACTTATTCACTGATTTATGCTGATCCACCGTGGCAATACGGCAACAACGCCAGCAATGGCGCGGCTAAGGACCATTACGACACGATGAGCATGGCAGACCTGAAACGCCTGCCTGTGTGGGCGCTGTCCGAAGAAAACGCGGTGCTTGCTATGTGGTACACCGGGACGCACAACCGTGAGGCTATCGAATTGGCCGAAGCCTGGGGCTTTACCGTTCGGACGATGAAGGGATTCACTTGGGTAAAACTGAATACCCTGGCAGAGCAGCACATCAACAAGGCGCTGGACGCTGGTGATGTCCTGGACTTCTATGACTTCCTCGATCTGCTGAATAGTCAGACCCGGATGAATGGCGGCAATCACACCCGCGCCAACACGGAAGACTTGCTGATCGCCACACGTGGCAGGGGGCTTGAGCGTCGCGACGCTGGGGTTAAGCAGGTTATCTACAGCCCATTGGGTGAGCACAGCGAGAAACCCGCCGAAGCGCGCCACCGCCTTGAACGGCTTTATGGCGACGTGCGGCGTATTGAGTTATTCAGCCGCCGTTCCGTTCCCGGTTGGGACCACTGGGGCAATCAGGCAGTTATGCCAGCAGTTCAACTGCTGCCGGGTACGGTGATGGGTATTGACTGGTCAAAAGGAGATGCAGCATGAAAGATTTACTTCTTATCACATTCTGCGTGGCTGCTGGCTTTCAGGCGTATGTGGCCGCCATGTCATTTGTCTTATGGCAGAACGCATTCAGAGTGATGGGTAGCGGCTACATCATCCGCATGACAATGCTTCTGGTGGCTATGTCCTGGGTTATCTACTTCATCCCGCGAGGTGCAGCATGAAATTAACCCTCCCATTCCCGCCGAGCGTAAACACCTACTGGCGCGCTCCGAACAAAGGGCCGCTGAAAGGCAGGCATATGATCAGTGAGGCGGGTAGGCGTTTCCAGAGTGACGCTTGCGCCGCAATCATTGAGCAGCTTCGCCGCTTGCCAAAGCCATCGGATTCTCTGTGCGCTGTGGAAATCCTGCTGTACCCGCCCGATAACCGCCGCAGGGACATCGACAACTACACCAAAGGGCTGTTTGACGCGCTGACTCATGCCGGAGTTTGGGAAGACGATAGTCAGGTAAAGCGCATGCTGGTGGAGTGGGGGCCGGTAATCAGTGGTGGCAAGGTAGAAATAACCATTTCGGTCTATTCGGGGGTAACTGCGTGAGGGCATTACTCAAGCCGGTAGTCATTCCAGAACTGGGGTTGGTAGCGTTTCGCCCCGGCTCTCAATTGCTGCCTCATTTTCACCGGGGCCGCATGTTGATCGAGAATGAGCCAGAGCGTCTTGCTGATGTGCCCAGCGGTGAAATCCCGGCAGCAGAGCAGCCGTTAGCCGAAGACCCTGCGTTACGCTCGGTGTTCACCAACGAGGCCGTGTTACGTCGCGCTGGTGGCCTTTCAGGGCTGGAAGACTGGTTATTACGTGACAATAGCTGTCAGTGGCCGCATGAGCCATGGCACATGGAGAGCATCACCACGATGCGCCATGCGCCTGGGGCAATCCGTCTGTGCTGGCACTGTGACAACCTGCTACGTGACCAGCAATCCAGCGCACTTGAGGCAATCTCCCTGGCGAACTGTGCTGCTTACATCCTCACAGCGGTTCGCCGTGAACTGGGGTTCGATGACACACATGCACTGACACTGCCCGAGCTTTGCTGGTGGCTTGCCCGCAATGGCCTGGCTGATGCGATACCGGAAACCGCAGCGCGTCAGATACTGCGACTGCCTAAACCCGTTATTCAGTCAGTAACCAGAGAGGCCGATCTTGTGCCAACACGCGGACCCTCTGAGATTGTGCAGGAAACAGCAAAGCGTGTGCTGGCGCTTAAGGTGGACCCTGAGACGCCGGAATCATTCATGCTGCGCCCGAAGCGCCGCCGCTGGGAAAACCCCACATACACCCGCTGGGTTAAAGCGCAACGATGCGCCTGCTGTAACAACCCGGCAGACGACCCACACCACATTATTGGACATGGACAAGGAGGGATGGGAACCAAAGCGCACGACCTCTTCGTGATACCGCTGTGCAGAGCACATCACGACGAACTACATCGGGACCCTGTGGCTTTCGAAGCCAAATATGGCAGCCAGACTGAGCTGCTGTTTCGTTTTATAGACTACGCATTAGCCATTGGCGCGCTGGCGTAGTGGAGTGGAGACACGTATGGACCTGGATAACGTTGTAAAATTTTTTGCCCCAAAGGGTATGCATATTTCCGATAGCGTTCGCGCTACGGCAAGTGAGCAATTAACAGTAACTGATGTAATGGCTGCGCTGGGGATGACTCAGGCCGACGCGGGAATTGGTCTGGCAATGTACCTGGGCAAAGCTGGCGTGAGTAAACAGGACAAAGAGGCGGCGATTGCCTGGTTATCTGAGTACGCCAAAGAGTATGCACCTTTCGCCGTTCGGCGGTTGTGCGGTAAAAAATTCCCATTGTGCATGCTCATTCTGGCTAAATTTGCCTATAACGATTATGCATCCTCTGCTGCTGACTCATATGACTGCCCGACGTGCCACGGTAAAGGCCTGGTGGAAAAGGCCAGTGTGGTTGCAAAGAGCCACTACACAATGCGCCTGCCTCAGTGGGCTAAAGACCTTGGGCAATCCCCCTCTGATTTTGTGAAAACTCGCGAAGTCAAAAGCGTTGAGCATGTCCTCTGCAGCAAGTGTCATGGAACCGGGAAGATTAGTAAGCGCTGCCAGTGTGGCGGAACGGGGAAAACCCTGGATCGCAAAGCAACGGAATTTCAGGGTGTACCCGTGTACAAAGAATGCAAGCGATGTGAGGGGAGAGGCTACAGCCGCCCGAAATCGTCTGTGGCTTACCGTGGCATTTTCTCTGAATTGCCAAGCCTCCCTGATCGCACCTGGCGCTATAGCTGGAAACCGTTCTATGAAAAGCTGGTGTCAAAATGCTTTCAGGAAGAGAGCTATTCAAATTCCCAACTCAAGCGCGTTACAGGAAGCGATAATTTGATGAATATAGCGTAATTTAGCTGCACGATGCTTGCAATGTTGCCATTTTTGTGTATATTTGACATCAATAATGGGCAATATGTACCTACAGATGCCTTTTTAAACAAACCTCGCATATGCGGGGTTTTTTTATTGATGTTTTTTTGATGGAATTGTGCGTTTTCTGATATTTTCGGATTGTTTACTTCGATGATATGTCGCTATAGTTAGTCCAGACACTGTATGAAAATTCTTTTTGAGCCTCCTTTTTGGGGCTTTTTCAGTTTCTGTACACAGTTAAACGCCTATATGTAGTGTTTTTAAAAGCGATGGCTACTACATATAGCAATAAATAAGGAGTCGACGCAATGAACCCAGCACAGTTCTATGAGTTATATGGCATAAAACAGGCAGAAATGATGGTTGGAGAGAACGCGGATACATTCGTACAACGCGTTTTCGCTCAGCAAGCTAGCTCTACAAATAACGCAGGCGTTTGGTATTCACAGGGTACAGCCGCGAGCAGTGATTCTAATAATACTCAAAATAAACCTTTATATTCATACTGATACTTATGCCTAACTGGAGCGACGTGCTGGGAGAGATGACGGCTCTTTCTCAGCGTAGTCCAATGGATGAAGTACGCCGTAAGTATCTGAAAAACTTATCGCAGCATACCGGGCGAAATGTTATTTCTTACTATTCTGGTTTCCTTCAAAAAGGAGGTGACAATATTCGTCACCTCCTTCAGATGACAGATGATGACAAGAATGGATTGATGACCGCTATTAATGGTTTAGACCCAAAAAAAGGACTAGACCTTATACTACATACACCAGGAGGGGATATAGCCGCACTTGAATCGATTGGGCATTATTTAAGATCAAAATTTGGTACTAATATACGCGCGATCATACCAATGATTTCAATGTCATGCGGTACAATGCTCGCTTGTTGTGCTAAAGAGATTGTTATGGGCAAGCAATCTAACCTTGGTCCAATCGATCCGCAGTTTAATAGCTATTCAACTCACGCTATTATCGAAGAATGGGAAAGAGCCCGAACTGAAATTTTACAGAATCCTCAAGCTGTTCAATTATGGCAATTTACTCTGCAAAAATTGAACCCCACCATTATTGGTGAGTGCGAGAAAGCCATTCGTTGGGCTAATGACATAGTCAAAAGCTGGCTAATGTCTGGCATGTTCCTTGATGATGAGGATCGCGAGGCAAAGGCTACTCGTGTATGTGATGAGTTAAATAATCATCAAACAACATACACTCATTCTAGGCATATTCATTTAGATAAGGCTCAGAGGATGGGGCTTAAAGTAATTGAATTAGAAGCCGATCAAACATTTCAGGACTTGGTATTGACGATACATCATAGCTATATGCATACCTTTGGTAGCGCTCCTGTAGCCAAAATTATAGAAAACCATGATGGGAATGCTATGCTCTGGAATATTCAGTAATATCAAAGAATTACTAATAATTTATCAAGGCTCGCTTCGGCGGGCCTTTTCGTATTAAGGCCTCACTGACGGCGGCTCATTACTCAGCTGTCAGGCGCTTACGCAGAGGCCGCTATCTTTGGTCGCTGGACCGTTACCTTTACTTGTTTGGTTGTGATTACTCCGGCGACCGAAATCAAAACTTGACGTTATGTAAAGGAAATAATTAAGTTATCAAAATGGTGAATCCCCCTAAGCGGAGGGGCGTAACTGGCGGTCCTGTAGTTATATATGCATGCGGAACGTTGCAGTCAGTCGACGTTTCACCGGGAGGCACCCGGCACCATTCAGAGATGCTTTACCTGATTTGAAGCCTGTTCGTCCGAGCAGGCTTTTTTTTTGCGCTGATTCTAATACAGTCCTGGCATTATGTCGGGCTTTCTTGTTTTCAGGCCCCGGCCAATCAATATTCCTCGTTTCGTTATTAATTGCAGTCCGAGGGTCTGATCTTACCTTTCTCACATCGCACAGCACTTCCCAAAAGCGGAGGTGGAGTATGTATCGAATGGACAAAATCACAACTGGTGTGAGCTACGGTTTTGCCGGAGCAAACGGAGGGTTCTGGGTGCTCCAGCTACTGGATAAAGTCTCGCCCTCGCAGTGGGCAGCGTTAGGTGTTCTCGCAAGTATTCTTTTTGGTCTCCTGACTTATCTGACCAATCTGTATTTCAAAATCAAAGAGGATCGGCGCAAAGCCGCCAGGGGTGAGTGATGGCAAACAGGGCAAAGCTTAGCGCGGCAATGTTGTCTCTCATCGCTGCAGGCGCATCGGCGCCGGTACTGTTTGATCAGTTCATCAGCGAGAAAGAAGGTAATGCGCTGGTGGCCGTTGTCGATCCAGGTGGCGTCTGGTCACTATGTCACGGCGTAACGGTCATTGACGGTAAGCCAGTTGTTAAAGGTCAGCGTGCAACGGAAGCACAGTGCAAGAGGGTTAACGCCGTCGAGCGTGATAAGGCGCTTGGATGGGTAGACCGAAATATCAAAGTGCCGCTGACCGAGCCCCAAAAAGTAGGCATTGCGTCATTCTGCCCGTACAACATCGGCCCCTCTAAGTGTTTCCCCTCGACGTTCTACCAACGCATCAATGCTGGTGACCGCAAAGGTGCATGTGAAGCAATCCGCTGGTGGATCAAAGACGGGGGCCGCGATTGCCGGTTAACCAAAGGCCAGGCGAACGGCTGTTACGGGCAGGTAGAGCGACGGGATCAGGAAAGTGCACTGACGTGCTGGGAGCTGGATAAATGACGCCAAAAGCCTGGTTGATAATCGGGGCTGAGTTACTCCTGTCGTTCCTGCTGATTTATATCCTGCTCGGTCAAATTAGCAGTGAGAAAAAACGGGCCGACGATGCCACGTCGCTGGCTAAACAGCGTCAGGAAACCATTGACGATATGACAGTACGTCAGCGTGATGTCGCCACGCTTGATGCAAAATACACCGGAGAACTTGCAGATGCTAAAAAACAGCTTGAAAATCTGCAG